ATAGAAAGACAGAAGATTCTTGGACTGACCAAGCATCTGTTCCATCTGCATTGCTTGCATCTGCGGAACAATCTTACGCTCCGCATCCATAATGATGGGAGCCATATCTACTTGAGCACGAATCGTATCAACCGATTCCTTGTAATAATCTCTAGGCGGTGGAGCCTGTACTTTTGTTGAACCCATATTAGTTATTTGTTAAATTTATGATTAGGTCTTTTTTGAGTTTTTGCACAATATCTCCTCGTTGTGAAAAGATTTGGCTGTTCTCATCCCCTCTAATCTCTGGGAATCTATTGTCGATTTGACGGCAAATGTTAGCCCTAGCATCTTCATTGTCAACCAAAGCGTCCATAATGAAGTAGTCGTTGTCAACATATGTGTTTCCAGAACATCTGAACACATCTTCAAGGGTTGGAGTTTCTGCCCATCTGCCAATTGGGTAGATGATTACAACTCCGTTGACCTCATTGTTTACCTTATTGATAAACATCCATTCCTTTTCCATCGCCCACTTCAGCCAGTCATCAAGATAGTCTAACTGAAAGACAGGGCGTTTGCCGTTGTCTTTGTTCTCGTAGACAAATCTACAAGTGCTCTGGAAGTCTTCTTCTGTCATCAAGCAGTCTTGAACTTGCTCACAGTTTTGTAAGAAGGGGCAACCGTGGTACTACAGTTAAGTTCAGAGCCAGCGGTATTTACTCCAGCAAAATGACAGGCAACCATTCTGATAGTGTGAGTACCAGCAGGAAGAATAATGTTATAGATGTATGGAGTGGCGGTGTATCTATTGAGTCCAATGCTAAATGTATCTCCAATTGTAGTAGTTGTAGTAACATTGTTTATACTAGAAATTAATTGACAACCATAACCATAGTTACCAGCACCAGCCGCAATATTGTTATACAATGTAGAAACAAGGTTTACTTCCCAAGTCTCTTCATCTGGAACAACAAAATCTTCAGTATAAGTAACTTTACCAAAGTTCATCCAGTTATTAGACCAAGCCGCAAATCGATAAACGCTGTCCGTTCCATACAGAGTAACATTGGAAAGAGGAGTAGTTACTTTAGAGTATAGACCAAAAATTGGAGTACCCTTGAACTGTACAGTACCTGTAAAATTACAGACACCCTTAGCGGTAAGGGCAGACTCAGTAACAAGATTACCCATACATTGTGTTGGACCATCAAACTTATTAATTCCATTTGAGTAAAGACCACCTCCAATAGAAATATGACCAGCGGATAGAATACTAGGAACCTTAACATACGAACAAGTTCCAGATGTCTGCACAGACTTAGCAAATAGAACATAGTTAAGTTCATCTGGTGTAACAGAAGAGATTTCCCAAGTTCCATTGAAGTCAGTAGGACCAGCAGTAACCGTGATAACTTGACCAGCAACAAGACCGTGTCCAGCAGACACAATCTTTACTGTGGTTACTTCACCAACCGTAGTAGGAGAAACAGTTTTTCCTTGTACAACAGTTCCAGAAATAGGAGTTAGCGTTAGGTCACTAAGAGGCTGTGCAGTAAGATTAAAAGAACAAGTAAGTGGACTGTTAAGAAAACCTGTAGCAGTAATCTTCCTAAGTTTAGTAGGAGGAGAAGTAGCAGACAAATCGTGAATCAAGAACGAGTCACCTACCGCTACCGTGTTTACGGTAAGGGCTGTCTGTCCAATGATTGCATCGTCATCAAGACTAGCGTTGTTAATGTGGTTGTTGAGTCTGTCACCAGTTACCTGTTGACCGTCAACAAATGTGTCTCCTCGTTTAATTTGTGCCATAAGTTATTTTTTGCTAATGTTGTTCTGAGTCCAGACAGTTGCGTACACAAAACTAGAGCGAATTGTGGGTCTGTCGTTATCAGATGTAAATTTTAATTGAATGCCAGAACCGTTTTTTCTGATAGGATTTCTACGCATAGAGTCCTCGGTAGTAGTGTAACTATAACCTTCAATAGTAGTAACTGAGTCTGGGTTTGTGACTACAGCCTCTGTAAGAACTTTACTTGAGCCTTCAGAGACCATTTCAACTTCAACTGTACTAAACCTCTTTTGTCCAAGGCTTTCAAAGTTATAGCGTCTTGTCTGAAGAACTCCTGTAATTTTATTCTTAGGGAAAGAACTTTCATCAAGCAAGGCACTCAGTCCATTGCCACAGGGAAAGGGAAGAATAGGTGTGCCTTGGTTGGGGTCTCCAATAGCCCAGTCTTGATACTCATCGTAATTAAGTTCATCCATTAAAAAGATGCCTTGATTCGTATCTACAATAAACACTCTCTTTTCGTTGTTACGCTTGCATACAACAAAGTTAAACACATCAAACCCAGCAGGGTAAGTGTCAATAGACTCCCACCCCTTTAGGATAAAGTTGTAAACAAGAACACAGTTGTTTGTTTCAGATGTACCAATTGGCACGGCAAGGTAGTATCTGTTGTTAAAATAAATAGCAACAGACTTGTATGCGGTAGTCTTGTTGATAGTCTGAATGACATCGTTAATCTGTGCAGACAGAGGTTCGGCAACCGTCAAAAGTCTTACAGAGTCGTTAGACGAATTGTTCTGAGGCTGTAGGAAGTACACACCATTGTCAGACAGGAACAGAATGCCACCATTGGCTTGGACTACGGTTCTCTTTGCAAGACAGCCTGTGTCGGTAACAAGAGACTTAATAAAAGATGTGGTAGAAAGACCGTCACCAGTAGAATATCTACCAAGACCAATGTTTACATAAAAGATACTGTTTCTAAGGAAGACAAGAAACTCATTAAGCGTCCAAGGCGTAATAGAAATTACTTCATCATTACCACCTTGGTTGAACAAGAATTCATCAACCGCATCCCAACTCAAGTGTTCTAGATAGTTAGCAACGCATACGGCATAGTTAGACCTTCCTTCACTTAAGTAATGCTGACCACTAGCAATTAGTCTGTTAGAATAGTACAGAAGCCCATTGCAGTTAGGAAATTGATAGCCATCTGGCTGTGTTGCTGGAGCAACAATAAGAGGGTCATATGTACCAAACGGAGTAATGGAATTAGCCAAGTCCCAAATCAAGGGTCTCTTGTTATGACCTCTTGTAATAAAGACCTTCTCCATCGCATAACAGATTTCACAACCATCACTTGTAGTAATAGTTTCTCCAGCAAAAGAAATTGGACCAGTAATGCCAGATGTCTGTGGATTGTATGTCCAGAGTTGATTGCTGAAAACAGTAGCAACCGTAGAACCTGTAATTAATACAATGATTTCTTGTCCAGTATTATCTAGGTAAGAGCCACAGCCATACACGGTCTTGCCAATGATATCGCCAAGGGTAAGACGCTTAATGCCTTTACGAACTGTCGCTACACCTCTGTCTAGACGAAAGTTCTGGGACTGAGTAACAGTACCCTGCTGAAGATGGGATGGATTGTCTCGGCTGTTTAAGCCAGTAAAACCCATATCCCCATCTTTCTTATACTCAATGGGCATTAGTCCCCCTTCTTCAAGGCGTTAAGAAGTGCCTTACCTTTGCTGATGGTCTGAGAGTCAGCGTTCTTAACGCCAATCCAAATGCCAGCAATAAGGAATGCTGTGTGAGTAATGAGAAGGATGATTATGGAGGTCATAAATTAAGGAACACAAAGAACATTGTTGCCGAACTGATTGTTAATATAGCATTGAATCCAACCACCATCTTTTCGAACATAGTGACTGCCGTCCTGCGGAGCCTCGCCAATACTTGATACTTGAGATGACAGAGTAACCCAATTGTTATTCTGTCGGACATAAGCCTGTCCATCGCCACCTGCGTCTGGGTAAGTGCCACCATCGTTACCGTCATTGCCCTGCGGACCTGTACCACCCTGTGGTCCTGTATTGCCTATATTGGCTACAAGTTGCCAAGACCCTGTGTAAGAAGGAGGAGCGTATCCACCACCACCAATGTAATTATACATCACATAACTTGAACCATCAAGTGTCACAAAATCTCCAACAGAATAAGTGTAGCCGTTATCGTAAGCACCCTTATAAACCCAAGCAGTTGCATTGGCTCCAGCAGGTCCAGTCGGTCCTTGAATTCCTTGAGATGCTGTGGACTGCACCGTGCCGTCACTAAACTTAATACCATTATTATCAACTGCTAGACACGCATAAGTATCTGGAGCAACGCCAATGCCAACCTTGCCAAACTGGTCTACCACAAACTTAGTAGCGTCTGGGCTTGTGTTATCTTCAACTTCGATGGCATTGCCTGTGCCAAGTTGAGTAACTCGCAAGGCGGCAACTGTAGTACTACAGGAAATAATCTGATTATTTGCGAAATAATTTGCTGTGTTTGTGTTAGCAACAACCTTTGCGACTCCCACATTGTCCTTATAGTTTAGGTTAGTTGCAATCCAGATATCACCTGCCAAAGTACTAGTTGGGGATGTCCCAATACCAAGGTTCAAAGAAGCAGAAGATAGGGTAATGGGGGCTAGGTTAATCTTGCCAGTAAAACTAGCACCAGAAAGGTTAGCCTTAGCAGTAAGGTCGTTAAGAACAACAAACCTATTTACCGATGTAGCAGACGGTGCGGAACTAATGGCATCCAGAGAAGGTTGCGTAATTTCCGTTCCGACTTCTACAACATTTGTAGGAATCTGAGTACCAACTGAGGCAGAGATTCCCATTAGACTTGTGCGTAAGCGAGGTGAACGACAGTACTAGCAACGGACGAACTGCATCTTACAGTACCGTTGTAGTTATCGAGGTTAATGTTACTGAGCGGAGGAACAAGAATTCCAACAGCACCAACACTATCAAAAATGACAGTCACATTGGCGGTGGCAGACTTGTTCTGAATAAACACCATTGTTCTTCTGGTGGGAAGAGCAGGAGGGGTAAGGATTTCTACAACCGTGTTAGGCGTAGCGGACATAGTGATGTCCGAATGAACCATCTTTCTTACGGATGGGGAGGAGAAGTTAATATAGGAGGAGGACATTAAGCGTATGGGTTAGTAAAGTTGATTTTTCGTGTTTGATTTTGCTGTCTGCAATATTTGTCTACTTCAATGGCAATCATCATTTCAGCCTTCTGTTCAAGACCAGCACCTTCTTGAATCTTGCCTTCAGAGATTAGGAAATTAGCCGCCATCCCCCAAGCCATATAATTGCCAAAGATGTAAGGAATTGAAATCTTTGTCCATTGGGTAGGGTTATTGCTTGGGTTAGAGCCAGCCGTAGTAGAACTAATGGTACAGTAGTAGAAATCACCGCTGTGAGGCTTACCAGTTACAGGAACATAAGTGCCAGTAGCGGAGCCAGAGTCAAAATAAATCTGTGCATTCTGGTAGTACACATCTGTGTCTTTCCAGATTGTGCCAGTAAGGGGGACGAACTTAGTTCTATAAGAATAGAAACCAGTCGTAAATAGACCGCTAGGAAGAATCACCCTTACGGATGTGCCTAGGTCATAAATCTCGTATTTAAGTTCAAGTGCTCTGGAGGTGATTTGTGGGTTCTTGTCAAATACACCAAGAACTTCACCAGCCGTAGTCAGCGGAGTAAAGTAAGTTACTCCAGCCGTGTCAGTAAGGGCAGTAAATGTAGTCAGTCTGATTAGGTCTGGGAACTCCTGTGACTCCCAAACTTCACGCATACGAGCAGAAGCAAAGTCTCTAAACTGTGCAAAGGTCTCGTCATTAATATTGTGTCTGTCGTTACCGCTATACTGCAACGACTCAAATAGGATTTGGGAAAATTCTGTGGTACGCATTAGGTGATGAATCCGTCAGCACCAAATATGGAGCCTTGGACTACTGTCTTTTTAACATAATTCCGCACCGCACATTCTGGGTTATCCCGAAGGAACTCCCGCATAAATTGTTTATCCTTCCAGCAATCGTAGCCAAGTCTATGACCCCAATAGTGAAAAGCATCATCTGGAATGTTGGCAACCTTACGCCCGAAACCTTCAATATTGTTGGCTTCGTGCGTATGGTTGAAATGAGCCATCTTGGTGGCGTTAGCCTTTGCGACAGCCTCATTCATTCTCCAACCGTGGATGAGTTCCCGCTCCAAATCCTTATGGAGATGGGCGGGAATCACATCGACAAGTGACTGAACGATATCTTCAGCCACGAATTAGTTACGAGGTGAAGTCGAACTTAGCGAGACCAAGGGGATTCTTGACGATGCAAGTAGCCACGGCTTCGACAAGTCGAGCAGGACCACCACCATTGTCAGTCAGTTCCTTGACCTGTGCGATGTTGCCACCATAACCCACGCCAACCAAGTCCATATTCAGCAGGTAACCGCAGAAGTTGTTCTTGAGGAAGAGAGAGGTATGCAGACGAATCGAGCCGAAGTCACCTTCGAAGACATCAATACCAGACTTATACACGCTGGCTTCAGAGTCTCTGTTAAGAGTTCTGATGACCGAACCAGTATTGGCATTGCCATTCTGTCTGGTTGTATAGGTGAGGTTCGTGAAGGCTTGCTTCAACTTGTAGCCAACGAGACCGTCAAAGGACTGCGAGCGACCAGTCTGTTCAAAGACGGAAGCAAGCATATTCTGACAGACCGTTTCATCAAGGAGGGCAGTACCAACCGTGGAGATGCTGGCGGTAGGAGTGCGGAACGGAGCAGGGACAGCCAGATAGGTGTCACCTGTGAAGTCGTTCTTAATCCAGCCATCGAGACCACGAGTAGCATAACCCTGCGAAACGCCATCGTCAGCCTTGGGAAGATTGCCAGAGCAAAGAGTCTTCTCCATAGTACGCTTGATGGTTTCGGTAGCCTTACCAACATTGTTGGCGAGTTCCGACTTAACACCAGCGATGACAGCGATATCAGTTGTCAGAGGAGACACACGAGTTGCCTGTCTGAAAATCTGAATGTGGTTGGAGAGTTCGTAGCGGTACTGAGTAGCACCGTCCTTAACGAAGTTCTTGATGGAAGCACCATTCGGGTCAACATCCGTACCGTCAACGATACCAGCCTGTTCGGAGGTAACGGTGGGGAGGGAGTCAGCCTGCCATCTGAACAGCGTATTTCCAGGTTTTGCAACCTTGGGAGCCATAGAGGTGAACGGAGTGGACTTCGCATCGATGAGCGAGATGATGTCAGCGAGGGCTTCCCGCTTACCGCTGACGATATTTCTTTCTGTTAGACTTGCCATAGTAGTAGTTTTTTAGGTTACAGGAACTTGTTCATAATAATATCTGTAAGGTCTTCCGTTCTCCCAGACTGGGCGAACTTGGCGTATGCGTTCTGACTGCGAACTTCCTGTTTTTGAACAGTCGGTGCTACACCACTAGAACGAGGCTGAACAGGTGCTTTTGAAATGGTAGTTTGACGGCTACCGTTTTCTCTGGCTCGGACTCCACGAATGTAGTCCCCAATAACCATCTTGTAATCGGGAAATCTCTTGATTGCAGGAAATGCCCTTAGAAACGATTCTGCAATCTGCTTTTCCTTGGACGAATTATCCTTCCACCACGAGTACTCCTTATTAGCAATGGTTTCGACTTGGTCTCTAGTCTGAATGTACTTGTAACGCTCTGGTAGCCCTTCTTCAAGTGCCTTCGTTGCGTTAACTTTAATCTGCCTTAATTTGGCAGGGTCAAAGTACTCTTCATTCCCATCTTTGTCTGTAACTGTGATTCCATCAGCATTTTCATCTGCCCAATTTCTGACCGACCTTGCTTGGGCAATCTCTGCCTCAATTTCAGCAATCGAATCAATATTGGAAAAAGGAATACTTCTGTCTTCATATACAGGCTTGGATGCCGTGGTCTTGGCGTTTTCGAGTTCTGCCTTCAACTGAGTGATGGTTGCTTCCGCTTCCATTCTCTTAGCCGTCAACTTATCGATACGCTTCTGTACACCACGAGATACCTCCTCTTGCTCTCCCTCGGACTTTGAATGAACCTCTTCGCCATCAGTATCTGTGTTAGTGTCCATTTCTGGCTCACTTTCAGTCTGCTGGACTTCTGGCTGATTACTATCGGCTTCGCCTTCTTCCGTCTGTGGTGCGGATTCCTCATCCCACAGAAGTTGGTTCAGTCTATCGTTTAGAACGGCAGAACTAGGAAAAGAATCTTCCTGTTGAGAATTTTCGGGGCTGGAGGTATTCTCGTTTCCAGTATTATTATCGGGGGTCATTAGAATAAGTCTAAAGTGCTTTTGTTTTAGGCAGGATTTTTACAGACTTCCAGAAACTGTTGGACTCACACTTGACACCTTTTTTACAAGTGTCAAGCGATTGTAAAATTATTCTTTCAGAGCCTTGGCTCGTTCTTCAAGGAGCAGGTTCTTAAAATCGGTCATTGCAGAGGCTCTACCGCATTGGTGAACACGAGTTTCGCCAACTACATCCTGTTGCAACGCCCTGTTGGTTTCAGACTGAATGTTTAGGTCAACAATATACAAAATATGCTCCCAGAGCGGGTTAGGAGCAGTAAATGCAAATGTGCCGATATTATAATCAGTATCCTTCATTCTGTTGAGGCTGTTGATTGTTTGAGTTTACATTAATGTTGTTATTAATGGTAGGGGCTTGCTGACCGCCTTGACCTTCTTGTTTCATCTTATCAGCAACAGGAGATACGCCAATTCTGCCAATCTGCTTGTTCTGTTCCTGCATAACCGACATTTGCAGGTTTTTGACATAGTTCTGAAGAAGTAGACCAAACATCTGGTCTTGCTGGGAAGCCTGTTGAGCCTTCTGGTTCTTGCTCATAATGTCCTGCAAGTACTGCATCTTGGTAGAAGCCGTAGGGTCGTTTTCGACATAACTAGCCTCGTTGCCAAGCATCATCATACCAATCTCAGTCTGGACATCCTTATACAGCCTCTGGGAGGCAGATGCATTGTTAATAATGAGTT